ACTTTCTCAAGAAGTTCCAACTCAAGCAAATCCACAAAACGCGGGTCAATGCGGGCAAGAGAACGAATTAGAGAACGATTTAACGTTTCTAAAAATGCCACTTTTAAAGACAACACCCGCAAATGTTCTTTTTGCGATTCAGGAGTTTCTACTTTCGAATCAAACATATCAAGACTACCTTAATTTTCGTAATGCAATTTGGGAAATATGCAACGAAGAATACCGCAAAAATAGAGGTATGCGCAATGCAATTCGTAATGTCAATCAAAATACAAAATGAAGATGATTCCATTCAATCACGCTTAAAACCGAAATTAGACAAACAGAAAACTAGGATTGCCCAAATTAAAAAGACGGCGCTTTATAGCAAAACGGGTAAACAAAGCAGATTGGAGGGCGCAACTATTTGGGGGATTTCTTATGAATGAGGAAATCATAAAAGCACGGGATCAAGCGTTGGCGCAAGCGCGTAAACAACTAAATATTAGCAATTATCGCGTGGAGCGTTTTTTTGACAGAATGCCGCAAGATGAGAAAGAAATCATTTTTGCGCTTGCGCAAATCGATCAAATGGATCAAGTAAATCCAGAAAAAAAACCGAAGTATTTAAGAGATTTCACGCGAGAAGGAATAAGAAAGATCGCAAAAGCATACCAGAAAATCAGAAAAATATCGAACAGACTGCCGCAATGCATAAGCATTAACGAATTTTATCTAATTGACGAAGAGGTGAACTATGCAAACCGCAACTATTAAAGTGAACTTAAAAAAAGCAAACGAACTGATGTTCTATTTCAAAGATACACACGACTTATATTTAATGCTTGCGAAACGCGCGACAACAATCACAGAGCGCATACAGCAAGCACAGAAAGCTAGTGAGTGCCGCCAATACTATAAAAAAGTATCAGATTTTACGCGCGCCGCAACAAAGAAAATTCATTAACAAAGGGGGGGATATGTTTCCTTTAATTTTTAAAAAATCGGTCACGCCGGAAGTGATAACAGTGCAGAAAAGTAAAGGCGATGACCAGAAAACATATCCAGAGGGGAAATTCGTTTTATTAAGAAAAAGCAGCGCGTTCGGTTGGGAATCAGAAGTAGAAACACGCAAGGGCATGGACGCGGAAACAATTGAGCGTGTTTATTTTTATAAAGTAGAAATAGAAAGACGCGATCCGAGAAATTTAATCATTGTGAAAGTGGAGTAAGAAAAATGGAAAATCATATCATCGAACTATCAGAACGTTATCAATTAAAAGCAACAGATGATTGCTTAGTGCTTTATCAGTTGAAGTTGCAAGACAACGGCACTTGGGAACGCGTGAAAGCACTCGCGACAAAATCGCCGGATTATCTGCTTGATACACTGATCCGCTTGGAACTTCAAAGCGAAGACGTGACAACGCTTGAAGATGTGGCGAAGACTATCACAGCAATGCGCGCCGAATTAAAAGAAGCAATCAATATCGGGCGTACTCAATAATAGGAAAATTCATATAAATGGGCGTAATTATGAATAATTTTAATAATCCACAATCAGCGGGGGCGAGCAATCGCGCGCCCGCTTGTGCGTTTGTGTGGAATTATGAAGAAAACGCCCGTCAAGTCGAAGAACAACGCCACGCCCGCTTTTTAGAGCAAAAGGCGCATTATGATCTAGTCAATAAAGAAAAGGTAATTACACCGCCGGAAAGCGCGCGCACAGACCTACAATTAGAATTATTCAACACAACGCCAGAAGGCTATGAGCTTGTCGAGCGTTTAATCGAAAAACTACCGCGACAGCGTCAGCGCGAGTATTTCCGCAAACTATATTTAAAAACATATCGAGCAGTTAAAGACGACGGATCGATCGCGTATCGCTTAGGCAATCTTCAACGCCGCACGGCTAACTTATTTATTCGCGAAGTGCTAGAAGAACGCTTGCAGAAAGTGTTTGATAGTTATCATATCAATGTTTCTTTTTTGCTTGCTTTTGGCAAAGACTTGCCGAAATGGCGCGCAGATTTAGAAAGCGAGATTGCACAATCACTGATTAAAACAGAACAAAAAAGCCCAATTTCTCAAGATGTCATAGATCGCATTAATGAAGATTATTACAAGCAAGACGATCTTATTGCGCCCGACAGAAACACAAGCGCGGCGCAGATTGACGCTAATTTTGAGCAATACACAAAAAATCAAATTAAAAAAGCAAAATTGCCTTTTTATCTAATCAACGCCGACAAGCTGAAAGAGATTGCCCGCACGCTGGCGACAGCGTTTGAACAAGAGCTAATGAGCTTTATAGAAGACTTAGCATCGCGCGTGGAAGAAATCGGCGCGCAAGGCGTGAAAGATGAATTTTTAAAACTGTATCAAAAGTGCGGTGAAATTTGCGCAAATATCGGCTTTCCTGCTCCGTCGTGGGAAATGAAAAAAAGCCGTTTAACTGGTGAAAAAATCGATATCGCATTGCAGAAGATTACTTGTGAAAGATATTGGTTTCGAACTATGTCACGCGTTCAAAAGCGCATGACGGAACACGTCGCGATCGCGTGCGGCGAAGTGCGAAAGCAAGCAAGTTGTTATATCTCTTACGGCAGTTTTAATAATTGGAAAACACAAATCAAAACAAATCTTGATTATTTAAAATCAATGATTTTAACAAATATTGATGATCCGGAAGAGCAAATAGAACTTTTCGGAATGTTCTTAAAATCATCGTCAAACCCCGACAATCGACGTAATGAAATGATGTGCCGTTTGCGAGGTTTGGAAGAATGGGCGGAGCGAGAAGAGCACGAGGCATTGTTTTTAACACTTACTGCCCCTTCATCGTTTCACGCAACCCACAGTAGCGGAGATCTTAATAAAAAATGGTCGGGCGTCAATCCGCGCGATACGCAAAAATATCTTAATAAAGTCTGGGCGCAATACCGCGCTTTATTAGCAAAACGCGGGATTAAATTTTACGGAATGCGCGTAACAGAGCCACACCACGACGGCACGCCGCACTGGCACTTGCTTGTTTATGTGAAAGCAGAAGATAAAGCAGAAGTGATCCGCTTATTCAAGAAAAAAGCACTTGAGCAAGACGGCAACGAGCGAGGCGCGCTAAAACACCGTTGCAGAATTGAAGAATGCGACAAAGAAAAAGGAAGTGCGACAGCATACATTGCTAAATATATTTCAAAAAATATCAACGGTTTCGCATTAGACGGCGAAACGTCAGACGAAAACCCGAATTTATCGCTAAAAGAAAACGCGCACCGCGTGCGCGCATGGGCAAGCGTTTGGGGAATCCGTCAATTCCAATTCTACGGGGGCGCGTCAATCAGCGTTTGGCGCGAATTGCGCCGTTTAGTAACGGGTCAAGCGGAAGATGAAATCATTGAGAAAGCCCGCGCGGTTGCTGATGTATCGTGCTTTGCGTCTTACTTAGAAATTCAAGGCGGCGCAATGGCTATGCGTAAAGACCAGCCGATCAAGTTGAGCTATATCGAAACAGAGCCGAATAACTACGGCGAAACACGGCAAAAGATCGAGGGAGTAGAAAACAAAATCTCTTTCAGAAAAGTGCTTACACGTCTTAAAAAATGGGCGATCACTAAAGCCCCTGTTTCGCGTAGCGAAACACAAGAAAGCGCGGCACGCGCGCCTTGGACTTGTGTCAGTAACTGTAACCGCTCAATTGTTGAGCAAAAGATAAAAAACGCAGTCGCGCCGATCTGTTTACCACTTCACGCGCGACAAATTGAACATTTATTGAACGGAAAACCGCTTTTATTAAACGAACGCAACAAAATTCAGGTTGTGAATAATGAGATTGTGATCACTGATCCGCTTAAAGAACGCGTAGAACGCGAGAGCGCGGGAAAATCGCACCTTGATCGCTTGCGCGAAATACCAGTTTTTTTAACTAACTAACAAGGGGTAAATTATGGAAAAAGTAGAAATTACAAAAGAGTTTTTTAATTCTTTAATGAAAGATAGAGAAAGATTGAATTTTATTGAGTGTTATAAAGTGACAATTGTTGAAGATAAACCGGGTGAAAATGGCGGATTTGAACTATCACATTGTAATGGCGGAGAATATCCAATTCTATGTGATTTAGTTTATTCAAAAAGCGTAAGAGAAGGGATAGATCGGATGATGGAATATAAAAAATGTATTGAAAAAAAGGAAGCTTAAAAATGATTGATAAAGACAAAAAAGTAGAAGTTTCTTTGAAAGAACTTGAAGAACTGGCGCGAGATCGCGCAAGGCTAG